TATCCCATCCTTTATCAGTAAGAAAGCGTGAGGAAAATATCTGCTAGGAAAGCCATACGGATCTATGTCTACAATATCAAATGTGCATTTGTGAGAGATTAGCCTGTATATCTCCTGCTCGCTGTCGCCCTTTATTGCCGTAACTCCCTCCATGCATAGCCTATTTATGTGGTCTACTCTTTTCTTGTCTATGTCGTAGCTTTCTACGTTCCCAATCTTTTGATACTGCTCCGTCATGCCCCCAAATCCAGAGTGAGTCTCGAGTATATGAATGTCATTACCATTGATAAATTTTGATACGTTATTTAGCTGTTCTGTTTTTTCTTTAGTATGTTTATATTTATCCATATTACTAGACTGAGCTAGTCTCCGTATTTTGTGCTTAACGCTCGTTGCCGTAGTGTTCAGTTCTGCTCCGATTTCTCGATATGTTTTACCCTCAGCGCGAAGCCTTGCTGCGATTGTTTCCTTCGATTCGTTCCATTTCATAGCTGTTAGATTCTTATGTCGTCAATAGATAAAGCCAGATAATAGTATTCCAGTAACGGTCCCCAGGCAGGCTCCTGTCGAGTAGACCATTTTATCGGAGAAACTATAGAGAGCTGCTCGCTGCGTATTAAAGCACCATACGAGCGAGATCAGAAAGCCTACGATAATCGATCCTGCGACTTTGCTGTTCGCGATCTGCCAGGTATTTAAGCAGATCAGAGCGACCTGGATGTAGGCGTAGCAGAATGTAGCTAGGATCCTCATTTGTCGGAGAATATCCCGTCTGGACCGTATTTCTTAAACAAATCTGGAAACGCCTCTTTCAGTCTTCTTAGGTTTTCTGAGTCTGCAAAGCAGGCAGCTTCGCCTAGTTGTCCTACAAAGCTACCTCCATATCGCTGCATTCTGTCTATTGTGTTAATATCTTCTTCTGTAATTTTTTGCATGGTTATTCTGTGGTTAATGATTCGATCTTTTTTCGCCTGGCATATTCTGCGATCAGCGCAGCGTCTACGAATCCGTCGAAAGCCTTCGAGCTTCGAGGAGTTCGAGTCCAGTCCGTGTCTGCCCATATCGCGTCGGCTGCAGAGAGCGCAGCCGCCTTCGTGTCGAACTTCTCCTCCATGCCTTTAGGCTTAGAGAAGAACTCCTTCTGCCATGTCCGAGCGGATACGGAGACGAACTTAATCCCATTAACTGCGAGGAGCGTTTTTATGATCGCATAGGAGTAAGTCATCGAGCGAAGTCCTGCTGCGCTCGGAGCGTGAGGACCAGGATCCTCGACGATGGAGAACAAGGAGGAAGTAGGCTCGATGTCGGAGAAGAAACGGACGAGGGACTCGATGTCGATTTCTCGCTTCGTTCCTATCTTCGTCGAAGGCATAGCGATCATAGATTTAATACTGCCTCTTTCGAGAGTTACTATTGCACCGTCGAGACCGCAGTCGATTCCGATGTAGATATCGACTTTACTCATTCTCGCTCCTCCCTGTCGATCAGCAGCCGATCCTTAAGTCTAGCTACCTCGACCTTCATCGATTCGACCTGTTCGTGCAGTAAGTCGTTCTGCTCTTTTAGTGTATCGCAGGACCTAGTCATAGCTTGTAGTCCTCGCTCTAGGATGTCTTCTTCTTTAGGTTTGAATATATCTTTTCTCATAGTTAGTCTTCTAGTTCTAGTCCTGTTCCGTTGCAGGCTGTGCATTCTATCCATTCGGTAGAGTAGCTATTCGCAGCGAACTCTCCGTATCCTCCGCAGACCTTGCAGTCTGCCTCCGTAGGCTCTTCGTCGTCTTCCTCGTAGTCACTCATAATAGCTTCCTCCATTTGTAATACGTCGAAAAGTGAACTCCTACTCTTCTGCAGGCTTCGGCTTTCGATAGATTGTTAAGGTAGCGCAGGCTGTCTACGTCCTTCACTAGTTTAATCTTTTCGTCGTCTGTGAGATTTCGAGGTCTCTGCTCATGGTCTTCTCTGTATACTGTATCTGTCCCGAACTCGCGCTCGCATCTTTCGATAGAAGCCATTTCTTCGTCGAGCTTATCTCCGATCCAGGACATAAAAGTCCCGATCGCCCTGTTATAGTTATCATTCTGATTTTCCATAGTTAGACATCTTTTTAATTTCGCTCCATACCTTTCGATCTACCTGGCAGAGCCTTTTTTCGATTAGATCCTTTCTAGCGACGAGCATCTCGCGCTCGCTTATTAGCTTAAGGACTACCGCCTCCGTTATTTCGTCTCTTTCTGTCATAGTCCCAGGACCTCCTTTACTACCTCGAGAGTCATTCTGTAGCTATTGCGCTCGATCAGATCCTGCTCTACTCGCTTTAGCGAATAAGTTACTGCGCTCCTGTCTCGATTGAAGGATGAAGCGATATCCCTGTCTGCCAGGTAGAGATGCTCCTTAGCGACCTTATAACAAAGGTTACGAGCTGCGACGATTGAGGCGACGCGAGAGGAACCTGTTATAACTCTATACGGCTTACCTGTAACAGCAGCGACAGCAGCGATAATGGAGTGAGTGGTTAGTATTTTTGGCTTTAGTGTATTCATTTTGTTTTTCATTTATGATCTCGGATCGTAGTTCTTTAGGTGTCTCCAGACGCCTGTTAGATGTTTTAGTAGTTCGTATTCCTGCTTAAGTTTTTCCTCGTCATAGACAGCCGTCTCGATGCGTCCAGGCTCTGTCGTAGAGATATAGACGTTTGCTCCGATGCAGTTATCCAGGGTTCCGAATGCTGCTCTAGCGTAGGCTGCGATCTGCGTAGCCTGGAACTCGAACGGAGTAACCTTTACGCCCTCCGTCGTCTTCTTCGTTTTAAAGTCTATAATGATATTCGACTTGCCATAACGCGCTAGTAGATCGACTCGTCCTGCATAGCCATCCTCGAGATTTACGACAGTCCCTTCGCGCTCGATTCCCTGGAGATTGAGTGTCTCCAGGTATTGCATAGTAGGCTCGACGTATTGCTTAAGATCCTCTGCAGGTTCTACTCCGTCGAACGCAGCATCGATAGCATCGTGGATCCTGGTCCCTAGCTGCGCAGCCTTACCAGTCTCCTCATAGCTGCGCGATCGGATTCGATCGTAGTAACGCTCGTCTGGCTCGTCTGCGTCTCTAGTAGTCGCTAGAGTTGCTTCGATAGCCTTACCGATCTTCCATCGATCGAGACCAGGTTTAGCCATGATCCCGAAGATCGTAGTAACAGATGGCAGGAGCTTATGCTTCCTGGCGTCTCGTAGGGTAGTGTTGCGCTCTCCGTCTCCCTTAGCTTTTTGCATAGTGTAGGCTGGAATGCCTTCGCGTGTATACCAATGCGATCCGTCGAGATCGACTTTCTTTTCTAGTGTTGCCATGTTTATTCTCTGGGGTTGAGGCGGCATCGCTATCTGCGATGCCGCCGAAGTTAGTTAGTAGCGAGGATCGCTGATTAGAACGGACAGTCTGCCTGGTTCCCTGTATCTGGCGACCAGGCTGCAGGAGCAGACGCTACAGGAGCAGGAGCTACAGTAGCTCCTACAGATGCTAGAGCCTGGACGACAGGAGCTGCTACAGGAGCTGCTGCTACGGGAGCTGCTCCGAATTGCTCGATCGGGACGATCTGCGCAGAATAATCCGCGAGGCTCGTCTTAGCAGGCGAGATCCGCGAGATCTTCGGGTAGGTAGTGCCTAGCTGCGATACTACGTGTTCGATCGATACGACGGCTCCTGCTCCCTTTAGAGAGCAGTAATCCCAGCCGTAGTCGGGAGCCTTTCCTAGCCAGGCAGACAGGAACTTGTAGAGCGTAGACTTCGGAGAACCAGAGATCTTCATCTCGAAGGTCTGGACCTTATAGAGCTTCCCGTCCTGCGCTTTAAAGCCGAAGAGGAAGCGAGTAACGTCGATGTCCTCCATCTCTTCAGACTGGAACTTACGACGCGATACTGCGAACTCGTCTGCGATGTCGATGCAGGTAACGACATAGTCGCCTGCAGGAGCTAGTTCTTCGATCGGGAACCCGTTAGAGGATTCTGCTTTTGCTGTTAATATAGCCATATTATTTTAGTATGTTTTTTTGTTCTTAGTTGTGAGGAGAGTCTGTCTCCTCGAGAGATTACTTATAGAAGATATGACGTCCGATTTTGACAGTTACTGTCATCGATGACGCCCAGTAAGGCGAGCAGTAGTCAGCGTGATAATGATCCGCGCCTAGAGTGTAGTCTGTGATGTTACTGTTTACGATCGAGAGAGCTTCTGCATATCTGATATGACGCTGAGCCTTAGCGACTAGCAGATCGATGCTGCCAGAGTTCCAGCAGCTAAACTGCAGACGCTGTAGACAGACCTGTCGGCGCGTGAGCTTACGCTTCCAGGCGCGAGCGCAGATCACTTCATTAACCGCCTCCATTGAGCCCTTAGCGTATTCGCCTCCAGCTTCGAGGATAAGTGTCGCTGCGATGATCGTCTCGTCGCTGTGGGCGTTTAAAGAGCAAGCAGAGCAGATAGAGATTAGAATAAATATAAATAGTTTTTTCATATTAATTAAGGGACTGGAGTTTAGTCTTAAGAGCTTCTTTAGCCTCTTCTAATTCGACTCCTATAAGGCAGATAGATTTAAGATTTATATAGTGTGCAGATTTGAGGATATTAGCAATCTCGACGAGAACTTCTGCAGGGACTGGAGGCGAGTCTTTTTGATCTAGGAAGTCGATAACTGCTTGCATCTTCGAGCAGTAGTTAACGTGTATCTTGTTGAATCTTTTTATAATTTCCATGTCGTTTTTTTTTAGTGTGATGCAGTGTAGGATGCTGCGCCCCGTGAGAGTGATTAACTTGCTAGTCGAATAGCTTGGCTAAGATTGTCGCAGTAAGTCCCTGCAGAATAATCTGTCATGATGTCGTCTTGATCATTTACGCTCATAATACGAATGCATATTGCTTGATCAGAGCCGCCGCCGTTTTGGATAAATTCTACGATGTCGTTTTCACGACGAGCGGAGTAGCGAGATCCTTCGTTAATAACTTCAAAGCCTGCTTTTTCTAATTTTTTGATCGCGTTTGTAATTTTCATGGTGTGTGTGTTTTGTGGGTTATTGTTTAATATGGCTTATGCCAATATCAGTGACTTTGGGCATCAACCCAGCCATGTCAATACATTCTTTAATAATAATTCAATTGCCTGTAAATGCGCGCCCTTGCATGGCTTTGCCTCTGCAACATCGGATGGAAGTCATCCCGGAAGTCATGGATGATGCCACAAGCCTTTCCGTCATGCGGCCGCAACACTCTGCCTGTTGAT